ACCGGCACCAGCATCATAGAAGAGACCAGATGCATCAATGTACTGATCAACGGCTTCAGGGCCGCCGAATGCGTGGATGGCGTTAGGAAGGGCGTCAACGGCGTCGGTGTAGTTGAAGGGCTGGGCGCCGAGCAGACGGTACAAGAGCTGATCGCAGTCGAGGGAAGAACAGTAGTCAACGTTCTGATCTGGCTGGACGATCCAGATGAGTTCCTTAACGGGGTGGTTAAAGTTGAGCTTGATCTTGTTGGAAGAAGAACCAACGGACTCATCACCGGTGAACTGCAGCTGTTCAATGAGGTACTCGTGGGGGTTCTGGGCCATGCGCCTGCGCTCGTCGGTGTCCAGGAAGACGTAGTCGACGTACAGAGATGCGGCGACGAGGGACTGATTGTATGCGGCAGTAACGCGGCCGCCACCACCGACGGCGCAGTTGGCGTGGTTCAGAGAACCGACGGCCCACAAGCACTCATCGATGGGACGGATATCGAGATTGATCTTGACTTCGTGGTACTGAAGGGCGATCAGGGGCAGAGCAAGACCGGGATTGCGGCAGTACCAGAACTGGAAGGGAACATAGAGGGTGGTTTCAGGGAGGGCGTTGCGGGGAGCGCAAACCTGGCGAGGAGCGCTGCTCTGACAAGGACCGTCAACATCATTGAATGAAGGATCGGTGATAAAGGTGAGTTCGGTGGTGTTTCCGACCATGCCGTAGTAACCTTTGGTCTGGTCAACGGGCAGAGTGAGGTTGTTCCAGATGTGCATCCAGTCACCGTACTGGCGATCGATGCGCTGACCACCGACTTCAACTTCAACCTGAGAAATGAGCTGTTCACCGGGAAAGTCAAGCCAACGGGCATAAACACCGGAACCGGCGGCGTTGTTCTTCATGCTCTGATTGATTTCAGGGAGAGTGACCTGAAGGTAAGTGCGGTATGCAAGATCGCCGTTACGGCTGATAGTGCAAGTGACACGACGACCGAAATCTGCCTGTCCGTTGAAAGTTTGTTCGATGGACTCCATTGCGAAGTTAGTGTGACGTTTGTATGATACCTTCCAGAAAGTGATCTGAGGGTTGCCCGTGAGATAAACATCCTGGGCACCATAAGCTACAAGTTGCATTAATCCTCCTGCCATTTTATATAATTGTTATAATATTGCTAAAGAAAAAAATTTTAAGAATTTTGTTTAATTAAATAAAAAAATGAAAAAAATGAAAAAAAATAAAAAAAAAATAAAAAAAAATAAAAAAAAATCATTTATTTCATATTTTTTTCTTATAAATCAAAAAAAAATCCTATAAATCGAAAAGTTTCATCAAATATTCTTGAAAATGCCTAAATATTATTGGTCATTCTAAAAAATTTATTATGCATTTTTTTGAATGATATATAATAAAATTTTCTATACAGTATTTATTGTATGGAAAGAAACACTATTTAAAAAATCAATATTGAAACAATGCTAAAATACTTTATAAAAAATTATATTACAGTTTTTAGAATATAAAGTTAAAGTTGTTTAATTATATAATATTATATATATATTAACAAGTAAGTGGATAGTATATTTTGATTTTATATATTTTAAATGCCATCGTTTAAATATAAAACAAATAAAAAAATAACTGTAGACGATAAAAGCATTGTAACATTGGACAATCGACACAAGGAAATGCAGCTTCATTTTTCAAATGTTACAAATATTATTATACCAAATCTATTAAAAGAAAAAAAAGAATTGACCACAATACTGAATGATGAAGAAGAAATAAAAAAAATTCCAATTGAAAAACAGCTTGAACTAAAAGATCGTTTTAATGATGTTAAAAACACTCTAAAAACACATAAAAATAATATAAAACAATATTATTTAAGTAACTCCAAGTACATTTTTGACTATTTCGAAAATAAGAAAGAAATATCAAAGGGAACAAACAAGACAAAAATTCTAAATTCTTTTTTTAAAATAAATGATTCAGCTGATCGTACAAATGAACTTGCATCAAAAAACGACAATAATGTAAAAAAATTCCTGTCAAATATCGACCAGTCATTTATAAACGTGAATGATTTCGTATTTCAAACGGACACGTGCAAACATTGCAACGTTGGCGAGCTAATACCGGTCGAACACGAGGGCATTCTTGTTTGCAATCATTGTTCAAAATATGTCGCATATTTATTTGAAAGCGAAAAACCGTCTTACAAGGAACCTCCAAAAGAGGCATGTTTTTATGCGTATAAAAGAATTAATCATTTCAAAGAAATTCTTGCACAGTTTCAAGCAAAAGAAACGACTCAAATTCCGTCAGAAGTCATTGATAATATTAAGTTGCAAATAAAGAAGGAGAGAATTAGCTTATCTAAATTTACAAATACAAAAGCCAAAGATATTCTAAAAAAACTGGGTTATAATAAATTTTATGAGCACATACCATACATTAAATATAAACTTGGAATTAAACCGCCAACTATGACACCGCAACTAGAAGAACAATTGTGCAACTTATTTATGGAAATACAAGGACCGTATGCAAAATTTTGCCCAGATGACCGTGTAAACTTTCTGAATTATTATTATACGATTTATAAATTATGCGAACTGCTTGGACAAACACAGTTTCTATCCTATTTTCCTTTATTGAAAGATAGAGAGAAACAGATCGAGCAAGATGAAATCTGGAAAAAAATATGTGCAGAATTGAACTGGGAGTTTATACCCACACAATAAAATATTTATTAAATATAAATTAACAAATTTAATAATTATTCAATAGTTGATAAATTATTAAATATTTTTACATACCACATATATATATATATATATATACATATATATAATACCATTACTACATTATTATTATTGTATGAGTATGCTTAATTTTGACATAACTCCTCTTTTTATTTTTTATGTAACTTTAGGTGGTAATTTTGTCGCGCAATTATTTCCTTGCCAGGTTCAAAAACTATTTACAGAAAATATTTATTATAAGCACTTTCTTGCATTTTTTATTTTATTTTTTGCAATTGTACTCACATCAGAACCATCTGAAAAAATATCCAGTACTATATTTTCAAAAACAATCATGTTATATGCGCTATTTATCGTTTTAACGCGAATGGATAAGAATTTCTTTTTATTGTTCTTCGTCCTGCTCTGCATCAAGTTTATTGTTATTAATGAAACCGAACACGCGCGCGATGCCAGTTTGAAAGAAAAATATGATAAAATAAACAAGGGGCTGGATTATGCATTAATTTTCACCGGAATAACTGGATTCATATTGTATTATGGAGAGAAAAGATACGAATACGGAAAACGCTTCAACTTTTCAACATTTTTATTAGGAAAACCCGTTTGCAGAGAGTTTATAATACCAACAAATTATACTCGCAGTTTAAAATATGCGTTTTCCAAGTAAATATTCGGTCTTGTTATGATTTATGTTATGTGTCACCAGAAAAGACATCAATGTCTAAATCTCCGAGCGGCACGGCTTCTCCAATGCGAAGCGCATCATTCTCGTCTTCATCATCGTCGCCATAACCACTTTCTTGTTCTTTGCGTTTTGCAAAATTTTTAATACTTATTTCTTCCAATCTTTCTAGCGTTTTTGGCGCATTTATTAATTCTTCGCCTTCAGAATCATTTAACATTCTAACCCTGTCAATATCGTCGAATTTTATGGTTTGTTGTTTAACATCCAGTCCAATTTCTTCATCTTTGTCCGCCAGCTGGTGTAGCTCTTTCTCTTGTTCTAGTGCTTCTTGTTGCTGGTCTTGTTGCTGGTCTTGTTCCGGTTCTTCAATTACAGGATCTTGGGAAATAATTTCTTCAGTATCAACCACTTCCGTATCTTCCTCGATAAATTGGTCTTCCATATACACTTTTAACAAATGTTCAATCGGAATGCTCTCTCGAATGGTGTTGAGTATACATTCCTTAATAATTAATTCCAGTTGTTGGTTGTGTTTTTGAATCTGTAAATGTTTTGTTGTTTTTTCAAAAAGAAATACATTGGAATATACTTTTCTTGCAACATTAATATAAACTTTGTGAATAAATTCGGCAAGTTTTGGTATAGAAATGTCGATTTTTTTCTGCTTGCTTCCAGCTCGCATGCACGTCAGCATTTTAAGCTGAATAATGTGAACACACGTAATTAATTCTTCAATGTGGCTACAACCACTTTGGTCGACAATGCGCTGCGACTCTTTCTCAATAATTGTAGAATTCCATTTTGGAACACGCACCAAAAAATTTTGAAATGTCATTAAGTATTTGGGTGCTTCATTGTTTTCTAAACATAATTTCCAAGCTTCTTCAAAAATTGATTTTAGCCCAGAATGTATGTGCGGAGTTAAAATATTTATAAGGCGCGAACAAAAATCATTGCGCGATTCTTGCAAATTTCCGATGACAAAATCATCCATTTAATAACTGTGCTAAATATGCAATAATAAAAAATAAATAAACTATTTTACATAAATGATATATTTTCTAAAGTTAAATCACTACGAAATATTAAAAAGTATAAAATAAATAACATTAATAATTTTTCATTTCTAAATTCTCTCTTTATTTTCTGATATGTAATCAAATATTCATATTTTTTAAGTTCTTCTATAACTGCAGAATGTTCGATATAATAAATCAAATCGATACTACAATATCCTTTATTATACAATTTTGTAATAAGTAACATGCAATCTAAAATGATGTTTTTATTCATTTCATTGTTTTGATTGT